TGGGTAATTCGAACCACATTACATAACTAGCGTGGGTGTTTTTTCTGGGTTGTTTTTTTTTCAACTATCTGTAAGATGTCTTGAATAGTGCGAGGAAAATCATCGAAATTCATGGCTTTTGTTTCAGTAAAAGAGTTTGCGGGTATCAAGGGAGTCTCACCGACTGCGGTGCAGAAGGCCATCAAATCTGGTCGATTAGTCAATTCGGTGAAATACAACGCGGCTGGCAAATGCCCGAAGATTGATCCTATTGTTGCAATGCAAGAATGGGAACGAAACACCCAGCACGAGCAGCGACGCACGGGCTCTGATATTCGCAAACCCGAACCGAGGCCACAGCCGTTTATCAAGCCAGATGTTCCACGTCCTGATGAACAACCGGACGACGCCAAGCGGACGTTGGCCGAAGCTATCTTGATGAAAGAGACCTACACCGCCGAACGAACCAAGCTTAAATTTGAAATCGAGTCTGGAAAGTACGTCGAATCGGCTGACGTGAAAAACGAGGCGTTCAAGGTTGGCCGCACGGTCCGCGATAACATTATGAACATACCGGACCGATTGGCTGCTGAACTGGCTGGGCTGTCTGATGCGGCAGAGGTTCACGCAAAACTCACCGCAGAATTGCGCCAAGCTTTGGAGGCATTGGCTGGGGGGCAGAATGAGTAACCGCCAGTCGCGCACCATGTCCGCAATTGAGGCGGGCGCAAACGTTCTGATTGGGTATTTGATCGCAACTGGAACCGCTGCGCTCTGGTATTGGTGGAACAATATTCAGATTTCAACGGCTGGGCAGTTTGAGCTTGGCCTGATTTTGACGGCGGTTTCGCTGGTGCGGTCTTATTTACTGCGTAGGTATTTCAATAATTTAGGAGGATTAATTGGGAAAGCGTTCAAATTTCGATAGGAACCCACGGGATTATTACCCTACACCGGAGGCCGCAGTAATTCCGCTGTTGCCATATTTACCGCCCGAAACGCATTTCATTGAGCCGTGCGCTGGGGATGGCCGGTTAGTCAGGCATTTGGAAAAATTTGGGCATCGTTGCGGCTATGCCTGCGATATTGAACCGCAAGCGGATGGGATAGATACGCGGGATATCCTGTTTTTCGGAAATCGCCTCCCTGAAACGGAAATGATTATTACGAACCCGCCTTGGGAGCGTGAAACTCTTCACGCAATGATTGACGCTTTGAGGGTTCAGGCACCGACATGGCTTCTGTTTGATGCCGACTGGATGCACACGGCGAAGGCTGCGCCATACCTCCCGTACTGCCAGCGAATCGTAACCGTTGGCCGCGTGTCTTGGATGGAAAACGGCACAAGCGGGATGGATAACTGCTGCTGGTATCTGTTCGGTGCGGACACTTGTGCCACGGTCTTTAGTGGGCGGGCGGCATGACCACAGGATCTGACATCTTCCGCGCTGGGTTCTTCGAAGGGCTGAAACCGGACTCCGTTCTTTCGGTGTCCGAATGGGCTGACGAGTACCGAGTCTTGTCACAAAAGGCCTCTGCCGAGGCTGGCAAGTGGCGCACGAGCCGCACTCCGTACCTGCGGAAGATTCTGGACGCCTTGTCGTCGTCGGATCCGACACAGCGCGTTGTCTTTATGGCTGGGGCGCAGATCGGAAAGACTGAAACGGGCCTTAATTGGTTTGGGTATGCGGCGCACCATAGCCCCGCGCCTATGTTGATTGTCCAGCCGACTGTTGAACTGGCAAAGAAGGTTTCAAAGCAGCGTATCGCGCCAATGATCGAAGAAACGCCCGCGCTTCGGGAAATTATTGCCGAGTCGCGGTCACGTGATTCGGGTAACACCCAGATGACCAAGGAATTCAGGGGCGGGATTGTTATGCTTACGGGGGCAAATAGCGCGGTTGGCCTGCGCTCTATGCCGATTCGGTATCTGTTTTGCGATGAAGTTGACGCATATCCGTCGGATGTAGACGGGGAGGGCGACCCTGTAAAGCTTGCCGAACGGCGCACGACGACGTTTGCGCGGCGTAAAATCTATCTGGTTTCCACCCCAACAATCAAAGATCAGTCGCGGATTGAACGCGAATATCTAGCGGGGGATCAGCAGAGGTATTACGTCCCATGCCCTGAATGTGGCCACATGGATTGGATGCGCTGGGCTAATATCAAATGGGACAACGGCGACCCTAAGTCGGCGCGTTTGCTGTGCGAATCGTGTGGGTGTCTGATTCCGGAGCACCATAAAACGGACATGCTGACACGTGGGGAATGGCGTGCAACTGCGGAAAGCGATGGGAAGACGCAATCGTTTCACCTGTCGTCGCTGTACTCCCCGCTAGGTTGGAAGTCGTGGGGCGAAATCGTTGCGGAATTCGTTGACGCCAAGAATGACCCGCCGCGACTCAAGGAATGGGTGAACACCGTTCTCGCGGAGACGTGGGAAGAGGAATACAGCGCGAAGATCGGCGCGGAAGCCCTACAGGAACGCTGCGAAGAATACCGCTTGAACACGTGTCCGGACGGCGTGCTGCTACTGACGGCTGGGATTGACGTTCAGGACAACCGACTAGCTGTTGCGGTGAAGGGCTGGGGCGTTGACGAGGAGTCTTGGCTGATCAACTGGATGGAAATTTATGGGGATCCGGCAGACCTCACCCAGACGGGGCCATGGGCGCAAGTGGATTCCTTACTGTCACAAGAATTCTTGCACGATAACGGCGCAAAAATGAAAATCCATGCGGCGGCGGTGGATACGGGCGGGCACTTTACGCATGAAGCGTATATGTTCTGCCGTGCACGCAAGAAACGCCACGTTATCGCGGTAAAGGGTTCCAACACGCCGAACCGGCCCGCGCTGGGCAAGCCGTCAAAGCAGGATGTAAATTTCCGAAATCAGACGATCAAATCGGGCGTCGATTTGTGGATGGTCGGGACAGACACGATCAAGGCCACCATATACGGGAGGCTGAAAAAGGGGCACCCAGACGGCCAGACGGACGCAAACTGGGCTGGCGTGTACCACTTCCCAATTGGGCTTACTGATGACTATTTCAAACAACTGACATCCGAGAAACAAATCACGAAATATGTCGGCGGGTTTCCAAAGCGCGTCTGGTGGAAGAAAGACGGGGACCGAAACGAGGCCCTTGACTGCGAAGTGTATTCATACGCGGCCCTACAATACTTTTACACACGTGTGAACAGGGCAAATATATGGTTGCAAGCGCAAAAAGTTTTAGATAAACTTACGATTGACGCGAAAACTGTCATGGAAGTTGAGACCGCACCTCCGACCATTGAGGACGAGCCGTTGCCTCCTATACGGCGGAATCCGGCAGTTTCGCGTCCCCGAAAGGGCGGATTTGTAAAGAACTGGTGATGTTTTGACCGATTATGTTGTTCCCTCTGAAGTAACCGCAGGCGATACGTGGACTTGGACGATTGTCGATTCGGACCACAAGGCTTCGGCTGGTTGGGTGCTTACCTATACGCTGATCAATGCGACGGCCAAGATTTCGATCACGGGTTCCGCATCGAACGACGATCATTTGATTTCAGTGGCCGCTGCGACGACCGCGCCTTATACGGCTGGGACTTACTCTTGGCAGGGTTATGTAACCAAGGGCGCGGAACGTTATATGGTCGGCAAGGGCACGATCAAAGTGCTGCCGAACCTTGCCGCTGCGACGACACTTGACAACCGCTCTGACGCGAAGAAAACACTTGACGCTATCGAAGCCATTATTCTGAATCGCGCTTCTTTGGATCAGCAGTCATACGAAATTCAGGGCCGTAAACTTGTAAGGACGCCATTGGCGGACCTTCTTGTTCTGCGGGATAAATACAAGGCAATCGTTTTGTCGGAAGAACGGGCGGAACGAATCGCGCAAGGTTTGCCAACAAATAATAGAGTTTACGTGAGATTTTAATGTGGAATCCGTTTAAGAGAAACAAGCCTCCCGAACAGACACAATCGAAAAAGCGTTCATTCGACGCTGCTGCTGTTGGCCGCTTATTCTCTAGCTTGCCGACCACAACGCAGTCTATGGACTGGGATTTGCGAATCGGTCTTTACCGATTGCGAGTCCGTTCGCGTCACTTCTCTGTCAACAACCCCTATGGCCGCAAGTTCATGAACATGTGCGCCACGAATATCATTGGCCCGTCTGGAATGTCTCTTGTCGTGCGCGTTCAAGAAAAGGACGCCAAGGGAAAGACGAAAGTCGACGGGATGGCCAACGATGCTATCGAAAAGGCGTTTACTGATTGGTCTAAGCGCAAAAACTGCGACGTGACAGGCACGCATTCCTTCTTTGAAATTCAAAATCTTGCTGTCAAGGCCTTGGCCCGTGATGGGGAATGTTTGATTCGCAAGCTGTACGGCAAGGGATACGGGAAGTACGGCTTTCAGTTGCAGATTCTTGATGTTGATCGCTTGGACTGGATGCTGAACGTCCCCGCTGGTGACGACGGCGTTGCTATCAAGATGGGCGTTGAAATCAACAAATACGGGAAGGTTTTGGCCTATCACGTACTGACGAAACACCCTTCTGACGTCCAGTATTACACGGCGTCTTATTCGACACGGGAGCGCATCCCAGTCGAAGACGTGTACCACCTGTTTATTGCTGATCGCCCTGAACAGAATCGGGGGATCCCTTGGATGCACGCCGCTATGGTGCAGCTTGGGAACCTTGGCGGATACGAAGAGGCCGCAATCATTGCCGCCCGTGTAGGGGCCGCGAAAATGGGCTTCTTTACGGCTCCGGATGGAGACGGAAGCGCGTTGTCCACGGAAGTGGATGACAACGGGAACCTGATGACGGAGGCCGACGCTGGTGTGTTCGGCGTTTTGCCGCAAGGGTATGACTTCACGCCGTTTAATCCGGATTATCCACATGCGATGTACGCGGAATTTGTTAAAGCTGCGCTTCGTGGGATCGCGTCGGGACTTGGTGTTTCATACAACGGGCTGGCCAACGACCTAGAGGGCGTGAACTTTTCAAGTATTCGGGCTGGCGTCTTGGAAGAGCGCGAAGTGTGGATGGGCCTGCAAAACTGGCTGATCGAACATTTCATGGATGATGTTTATGAAACATGGCTGAAATGGGCGTTACTGTCTGGCGCGATTACGTTGCCAAACGGATCGACTTTGCCCGTCACCAAATTCGACAAGTTCAATCAGGCCACATGGAAGGGACGTCGTTGGCAGTGGGTTGACCCTGTGAAGGATATTCAGGCGAACATTCAGGCCGTCAATAATGGATTTAAGTCTCGCACTGACGTAATCGCGGAGCAGGGCCAAGATATTGAAGACGTATTTATGAAGTTGGCCGAAGAAGAGGCCATGATTGAAGAACTGGACCTTGATTTGCAGGCCGCGAATCCGAATCATCCGGACGCGAATTCTGCGGATTCAAAATCAGCGGATCAAGAAACGGAAGATCCGCAAAATAACGCTTGATATTGATTTAACCACTGTGACAAAATACAACACGAGGTAAGATAAAATGACATTTAATAAGACGATGCGCGAAGGTTTCGACACGTGGCCGAATGGTAATTGGTCCGTGGATGTTGGTGCTGGTGACTTTGTAGTTCAGGACGGAAACGCCGCTGGCTGTTCTTATATTGTCATTTCAAAAGATCCTTTGTCGCAGGGGACGCAGACAAACGTAACTTGTAATAATTATATGGGGGTACCCGCGGAAGTTTGCGCTGGGATTCACCTCAGCCGTAACTCGGTGGGCACAGAGTTTTCTATGGAAGTCGTCAGCACCGACGATCCACTCCCAACCTATCAGGCCGTAGCAATCGCGTCGATTTCGCAAGTTACAACCACTTTGACCGTGACAACCGCAACCGAGCACGGCCTGAACGTTGGTGACTCGATCCAGATTTACGGTGTTTCTGACAGCCGTTGCAACTACCCCGCTGTTGTAGTCGCATCTACACCAACTCCAACCCAATTCACTGTCACCGCTGGCCCAATGGGAGCGATTACGTCCCTCACAATGGGGCCTTATACCTCCGGTTTTGTGGCTAAGCGTTCGCGCCTTGGTTATGCGAAGTCTGGTATTTCCCAAATTTTCGAAAACACGACTGCAACAAACGCGTCGTTCTATATCCGTGCTGACGCTGGTTCCGAATATCCATCTGGCGGATTGAGTTCCAACCATTCTCTAACGATTGCAAGCACCGCTTCTGTTCAGGCGGTGAACTCGGCATATAACTACGCATTCACGCCGACAACCGAGTATCGGATGACTCA